TGAGGAACTAAAAAGCCTTGATTTTATATATACGGTCTTTTTTTGTCTAAAAAAACTAAAAAGGTAAAAGGAAATGAAAAATGAAAACATAAAATTATTAATCAGGAATGAATTTGAAAATGGTGTAGGAGTTACTGAACTTTCTAAAAAATATAAAATTAGTGCAAATACTATTAACAGCTGGAAAAAAAGAGAAAAATGGCAAAAAAAAGTTGCACCAAAAGGAAATGCACCAAATTCTAAAAAACGCACCAAAAATAGAAATGGTGCAAATGATAAGGAAACACAGATAAAAAAGGATATTTTTGATAATGTTCCTAGAGAAGAAATCACGGAAAAACACGGAATAAAAAAGACTAAATATTACGATATTAAAAAAAGTGTGAGGCAGATTCAGATAGAACAAAGCGAAAAAGTTTTAAATGAAATTGCAACACAAAAATATAATAATGCAGTCGAAAGATTAAAAAGGATAACCGAAGAAAAAGAAAAACTGGAAACTAGAATTCTTGAAACCATAGATAAAGAAGAAATGACAATGATTAAACAAAAATTGGAACTTTTGAAAGAGTTTGAAAAAGATATAAAAGTGAATGCTAGGGTTATTTCTGATTATAGGCAAGCAGAATTAGAAGAACAACTTGTAAATAACGAGTTAAGCAGGAGTGCTTTAGAAATCCAAAAAGAACGTTTAGAAATTGAAAAAGCTAAAATTAAAAATAATGATGACAAGGATTCAGAAAAAGAAAATGAAATGATTGAGCTGTTAAAAAATATAACGGAAAAGGTTGGAAAAGATGAATGATTTAACACCCAAACAGTACGAAGTATTGAAAACATTTAATAAAGAACAGCCGAGAATAACAATTCTGACAGGAGCAAAAAGAAGCGGAAAAACGTTTTTAAATAATTTTCTGATGTTATCGCACATTGCAACATTAGCCAATCAAAATCTTAATTTTATTATAATTGGAGCAACGAGCGGAAGTATTTGGAGAAATGTTTTAAACGACTGGGAAACAATGTTAGGAAAACAATTTAAGCCAAAAAAAGACGGAAGTTTCAAGTTGTTTGGAAACAATATTTATTTATTCGGTGGAGAAAAGGCAGACAGCTGGAAAAAAATGAGAGGGATGACCTCTCACGGCACTTATATAAATGAGGCAACAGCATTACATCAAACTTTTATTACTGAAGCGTTTTCAAGAACTTCAGGAGAAGGTGCAAAGATTTTTATTGATACCAATCCTGATAATCCAGCTCATTTTGTAAAAAAAGATTATATCGACAATGCTGGAGATAGATTAGAAAATGGCAGATTAAATATTTTAGTCGGTAATTTCAAGTTAGACGATAACGTTTTTCTCAATAAAGAGTATGTGGATTCTATCAAAAAGACAACTCCACGAGGAGCAACTTACGATAGAGATGTTTTAGGATTGTGGGTTGCACAGGAAGGTGTTGTGTTTGCTGATTTTTCTGAAAAAGAAAATGTAATTAAGGACATAGAAAATATTGAAATAAAGGAATATTACATTGGAGTTGACTGGGGATTTGAGCATTATGGAACATTGGTAGTTATTGGAGTGGATTTTGAAGATAATTATTATATCGTTGAAGTTATAGCGAAACAGCATAAATATTTTGACTACTGGAAAATGCTTATTTTACAGAAATATAAGGAATATCAAGTATCAAGAGTGTTTTGCGATAGCGCTAGAACTGAATATGTGCAAGGGTTATTAGATTTCGGAATAAATGCTGAAAATGCAAAAAAAGATGTAAAAGAAGGAATTGATTTGGTTGGTGCAATGTATAAAAGAAATGCTTTAAAAATTACAGAAAAAGCGTTTAAAGGGAAATTTGAAGATGAGATTTATTCTTATGTCTGGGGGAAGAATGATGAGCCAGTTAAGGAAAATGATGATGTAATGGATGCGATAAGATATGTTTTATATAGCTTAAAAAAAGATGAAGGCGGGATTGCCTATTTATATTAGGAAGGAGGGCTAATGACTAGAGAAGAAAGAACAAGAATTAAAACTTATTATGATAGGGAACAATACAGTAAATCAAATTTAAGTAAGAATATGCCAGGACTGTTTGGCGGAACTGTCGAAATATTTAATCCGATTCGAGATATTGTAAAAGCTTTATCAAACACAGCTTTAAAGGATTTAGGAATTGACAACGATAAATTAAAAGAAATTTGGGAAATCAATCAAATGACTACTTTCAGTAAAAAAATTGCTAAAGAGATGTATTTGAATGAAGAAGTATTTGTTGAAGTTATATTAACTCCAGATGAGCAGATTAGATATCTTTTACATAGTGTAGATGACATCGAATACGTTGAAGTGTTTGGGGAGATAAAAAGGTTTAAGGTCGAAGGAGAACAAATTTACTACGACGAAAATGGCGAAGAACAAAGCAGGGAATATTCAAGAGAGTATATAAAACTCGATAATGGAACTGTTAAAAGGGTTGAGAAAATAGAAGGGGATGTTATTGAAACACCTTTTATTTTAGAAAAGATACCTGTTTCGAGATTCAAGAATGATAGCAATATTATAGAAGCATTGAATATTATAGATAAAATCAATGAAACCGAATGTTATATCGGGAGAATATTTGGAATACACGGAGATCCTTGGCTACATGCAAACGGAGTAAAACAATTTGCGGATGTTAATTCTAGTGATTCAAAAATTAAAAAGAACGCACAACTTTTGGAAGAGGCTAGATACAAAAATAAAAGAATTATCAATACCCAAAATTCAAAAGAAATGGAAGCTAGTTTTAAATATATTGAATTGACAAATCCGTTAATCAGTGAAATGCAAAACGATATAGCAAGATTAGAAAAAAGACTATCAAATTTATTTCCCGAATATCTTTTGGTAGATACAGCAACGCAAAATGTCAGCGAGGAAACTTATTTATTAAAGAATAATGGACTTAAAACGAAAGTTGCAAGTTTTAGGGAAGACTTCATAAAAAGTTTGCTAGAATTAGACAAAATTGCTTTGGAATTGTCAGGAAGTTTGGTTGAATTAACTGAAAATAATTATACATATTTTGATACATTTATGGAAAATGAAAAGAGTTCTAAATTAACAACTTTATCATTAGCCCTTGATGTAATAAGCAAGGCAAAAGAGATTGACGAAGAGTATAAACTTAAAAATTTAATAGAAAAAGTGATGGATGACACTTTGCAAGATCTGAGTGGTTTGTATGATTAAAATAGATTTTAAATGGAATCATAAAGTTGAGAAAAAGTTATTTAATTTTTTCAAAAGAGTGGCATTTTCGATATTTAATAGCAAAAAGGCAGATATTGATTATTCAAATTTAATGAAAATATTTGTTAATTATAGCATTTCTTATGAGAAAAAATTTAAGAAATCGAAAGATATAGATGTTAAAAAGCATACAGAAATAGCAGTAAAACAGATAAAAGAAATAAAAGAATGGCAAAACAATTTGAATAATTATATTGAAGAAAACAAGGAAAAAACTGATTTAAAAGATAAATTGAGAAATAATGCTAAATTTAGAGCTAGGAATATGCTGGGCAATTATTATAAAGACTTTTTGAAAGAAATAATTGCAAGCGAAAGCGAATATTTCGAGTGGAACACAATGGGAGATGAGCGTGTCAGACCGACACACGAAGCAAGAGACGGAGTTATCTATAACTGGGATAATGCCGAGATAGTCCCTGGAGAAGAGCCAGGGTGCAGATGTTGGGCTACTGTTTATTTTCCTGAAACAAAAGAAGAAATTGAAGATATAAACCAAAATTCTTGAGAGTTGAAAGATTACGAATCATTTATGAGTTGTTTGATGTCAAATCTCAAAAAATTATAGAGTATCAATGCTGTAAATCATTTATGAGTTACAGAAAAATAATCTAAAAAAACAAGGAGAAATGAAATGTTAAAAAAACTAGAAAAGAGATTCAATTTAAATTATGAAGAACCGGAAGACGGAAAAGGAAATGGAGAAGGAACTGGTACAGGTGGCAATGAGCCAACTCTTGATGACTTAAAAACCGAAATTGAGAATTTTAAAAAGGCACAGGCTGAAAAAGATAAGGAAATTAATTCTTTAAAATCACAGCTCGGGCATAGCAATAAACAGCTTGAAGAATTTCAAAAGCACGGTAAAACTGCTGAAGAATTGGCAAATTTGGAAAAAGAAAAAATTGAAAAAGAACTTGCCGAAACTAAAAAACAGTTAAATCTGACAACTTTAAAAACTAGAAAAAACGAGCTAATAACAGAGTTAAAGATTAGTCCACAATTCGCTGATTTAGTTCAAATTGCACCAGATATGACAATTGAAAGTCTTGAGTTGGCAGTTAAGAATGTAGCGGCTAAAGAAAAAGAGTTCACAACAGATTTCTTGAAAAAGAACTCTATAACAAACGGAGGATTCAATCCAAAGGATAAAAAGAAAGACGAAAAAGATTTTGTTGACAGAATGATTGAGAAAAACAAAAACAACGAAACAGATCTTACAAAATTTTAGGAGGTTGAGATGTTAAAAAGAACAGTAATGCACAAAGAAAAACTGAATGTGCAAGTGAAAATATTAAAATCAGATTTTGCTAATTACATTTACAAAGACAAAAATACCAATAAAGAGTATTTGTTAGCTGGAACACTTGTTAAAGCAAAAAATGGAGAAGATTTAAGAGAAACAGGAGCATTTGTAATTCCGACAGGGACAGGAACGCAGGCGGAAGCTGTGTTATTGCATGATGTTGAGTTTAAATATTATAACGACAACGAACAAGCGACAGTCTCACTTGAAGGAGTTGCATATTTAGATAAATTAATTGCAGTAGGAAAAGAACATTCTACGCCAATTACGGTTACAAAAGCGGAGTTACCAGCAGGGATAACTTACATTTATAAGGATAGAAAATAGGAGGTTAAGAAATGCCAATGAATTTAACAGATTTATTAAACGCAAAGAGCTTAAATAAGTATTATGCAGGAGTAAAAGGAACTACGTTAGTAGAAGCAATGTTTCCAGCTGTATTTTCAAACACATTTGATATAAATACATTTGGAAGTTTAGACGGTGGAGCAGTTGAAATATTACAAAGTAGCCAACTAGATGCGGATGTAATGTTTAGAGACTGGGATTTGAAAACAACAACAAAAGGGGATAAGCAGTTTTTTAGAGAAGGTATGAAGCTTGACGAGAAACGCAGAAAAGAATTGCTAGAAATTTTGAATACAAATAACCAGTCAATAATTGCTAGTTATTCAGAAAATATTTTTAATAAATTCGCAGGGAAAAACGGATTTTTAGGAAGTGCAAGAGCAATTGCAGCTTATACAGTTTCACAATTTTTATCAACAGCCAAAGTAACGTTTGTTGATGAAAACGGTGGAGGACAGACAATTAATTATAGACTTGCTGATAAATACAAAGAAACGTTAGCAGGAACTAATATTTGGAGTGCTGCAACAGCAAAACCGCTTGAAGATTTAGAGAGATGGAAAGAAACGGTTGAAGAAGGCGGAGGAAACGTAGAAATAGCTTTAATGTCAAAAGCTACGTATAATGCACTAAAAAAACACGATACTGTAAAAGCATTATTTAAGAATACTATTGTTACGGTTACTCCAGCACTTATTAAATCTACTATCGAGGACGTAATTGGAATGACGATATTGATTTGGGACGAAAAAATAAAAGTTGGAAAAATGACTAAAAATGTATTTCCGGACAATGTTGTTACACTAATTCCAAACGGACAATTAGGAACAATGGAATACGGGCCAACTCCAACCAAAACTGATGAATTACTTGGATATTTAGGAGATAGAGAAGTTGTAGATATAGCAGGAACATTTGCAACTGTGGAAGTTGTGCCTGAATCAAAATCAGCGGGAGTTGTGAATAATGTAAACGTTGTAATTGAAGATTTAGTTGCCCCAAATCCATCAATAATAAACAGCATGTTCATAGCAACAGTTGGGTAGGTGAATTGAATGGCAAAAGAGAATAAAAAGGAAGAGGCAAAAGCTATTGTTGAGGCAGTAGCTTTAACGCCTTTGAGATTTAACGATATTAGATACGAAATTGGCGATAGGCTGGAATTAACTGAAGCAGAATTTGAAACTTTATCAGAAAATAAACTTGTCGGCGAAAGAGTTGATGAGTAATGACAGATGAAATTTTGGAAGAATTAAAAAAATATATTCCCGAAACTTCAGATTTTGATGTAGGGGTTGTTGAGCAGTTTTATAAAGTCGCTGGAGAAAAACATAGCAGTGAAAAAGAAAAATTGCTTAAAATATATCTTTTTGGATATTTAATCACTTCATTATATGATTTTGATTTTACAAAAGTTCAAGTATCTAACATTGTAATTGAAGAAACAGGTGGGAACAATCAATATTTAGTGATGTATAAACAGTTGTTAAAAACACTTGGAATTGATGAAAACGAAACAACTGTATCAATAGTTTAAGGAGCGGATTATGTTTAATTTTAAAAACAAGGAAAAAGGAGAAATCCTGCTTGTCAAATTAAATCATATATTGCTTAAAGAAGGCGATAATGAGTTAGATTTGACACCTCGCAGAATGAATATTGCGAAAGAGGAAATTGAGGAAAGAAAACTTAATATTGAAATTATAGAGCTGGGTGATAAGAATGCCGTGCAAACTGAAAATAAAGGAGAAGCCCAAAAACAAGAATCTAGAAAAGTTAATGGCGATGAACAGGCAAAAAATTGAAGTTGGAACAGTAACTAATTATAGTGTTAAAGGCGGATTTAATGCTTTTGGACTGTCTAATGTTCTTGACACAGGTTCTAGTCGTGGAGTTCCAGGATGGAATTATAACCAAAAGGCTTTTGAACAGTTTAAGCCAATGGCGGCTAGATACTTTAAAGAAGGAATTGCCAAGATTATAAATGGTAGTTTTAGTGTAGATGCAATGACTAATAAAATTGGAACAGAGGCAAGCACAAAATATAAAGCAATGATTGAAAGAATTAAAAGTCCAGCAAACAGTCCTGTGACAATTATGAGAAAAGGATTTAACAATCCGATGATTGAAACAGGGTGTTTTAAAAGTAATATTGCCGCTAAGATTAATGGTGGAAGAATTGTTGGGAGAGGTGGTGGATAATGGATAGGAAAGTTAGGGCGGCTATTAGAAAAGTTTTAAAAGTTATAAGGAAGTTTTCTGATGATGTAACTATATATTCAGAAAATTCTGAAATTGAATTTGATGATTTAGGAAATCCGATTCAAAACAAGATAGAAAAGACTGTGAAAATGGCTGTATTAACGCCAAAACACAATTCATCGTTTCCACAAAGTATGGACGGAAGTTTTTTATCGAATAAGAAAGAAGGATATTACATTCTGAATGATACAGACGGCTTCAAAATTTCCGAAAATATGAAAATAAAACACAACGGTGTGATTTATAGGATAGTTAATATTGAAGAAAATTATGGAGAGTTTTTAAGAATGGAGCTGAATATAGATGACAAGCGAAATTAGAAAAGAAGTTGTGAATGATATTAAAGAGTTTTGTAAAAAGTTTGGCATAAATCAAGTTATCAATGAAGAAAAACGTGATGAAATTTCGGCTGAACAGTATGAAAAACTTAAATTTCCACTTGTTTTCTATAATCTGTATATTGAAGATGCAGGCGGTCCTATTCCTTTTGGAAACGATAAATATTGTTATGATGAGGAAATACAGGCACTTTTGACTTTGGAATCACGAGAGAAAGATAATGATTTTGATATGCTTTATATGTTTTTGGCAAATACAAACGCAACAAATGATTACTTTAATGATAGAAAACATCAAAGGAAAATACGGAAAGTATATAAGATACAGGAAACGCCTTTTAATTTTATGGGCAGAAAATATTACAAACAAGTTCTGCAATTTAGCTATTTTGCAGAGCATTATATAAATAAAGATTTTAGGGAGGAATAATGGCAATAGAAAGAAATGATTTGAATACATTGAATAATGTACAAATAAAATCAGAAAATAACAGAGCATTTTATGCCGATGTCAGAAGCTTAATGTTTTTTACAAAAGACTTCGCAATATCGCCAACTTATATTACAGAGCCAAAGGATTTATTGGAGCTGAATGTGAGTGGATTAGATGAGAATCATATTTTTTATAAGTTAATAGCAAGTGCCTATTCACAATCATACACTCCATTAAATGTTGTAGTGTACGGAAACAATACAGCAACTACGTTTACGGAACTTATGAAAACTTATGTAGATCATGAGGACGCTTTCGAGGTTACCAACTGGATTACTAATATGGATATAGTCGCAGAGAAAAATTACATAGACAGTATTATAGCTTATGCAAAAACTGACAAGGATAAGCAGTTCTTTATAGCTGTAAATTATGAAAAATTAGGAAATTCAGCCAAAGCCGTAGCACTACAGACAGATAATAATGTTGACAATGTAGCATTTGTTATTGAAGGGGCTAAGAACTTGGCAAAAGGAAACTGGCTTACTGGAGCATTGGTTGGTGGAACGGTAGGATACAAGGATTTGGGAAGTTATATTGTGCATTCTACACAAATTAACGGATTCGTGCAGGAGAACTTCACAAAAACAGAGCAAAAGGCATTCTGGGACGCTGGATTGAATTATCTATCTAAACCAACGCAAGGATATTTTCATGTTGTAAATGGGATTAATTCAGATAGTAAGACGCTTATTGAATTGAAATTGATTGAGATTTGGTTAAGAGATGGATTGAAAAAGGATTTGACAATCTTCCAGGTGAGAAAAGATAAAATACCTTTGAATGATACTGGAAGACTGATGATAGAATCAATAATTAGAGAACGTTGTAGACAAGGTGCTAATGCCGGAATGTTTATGGTGGATAATGCTGGAAGCTATTTTGGAATCATAACTCAAAAAGATAAGAATGGCAACGAGATAAATATTAAGTTAGGACATTTGACAGTAGATGAGATAACACAGGAGTCAATCAGGGAAGGGAAATTCAAATTTGATTTAAAAGTTACTTATCTGAACGGCGTTAGATATGTTTCGCTTACTGGAGCAATTACAACAGACGGAGAAATTATTTTTAATAAATAAGGAGGTAAAGATATATGGCAACAAAACAATATAACGTGGATAACGTCAAAATCATACTGACTGCCGCAGGAATTCCTTATGCGATTACTTGCAGACACGAAGATGGTTTTGAAGACGATCCGAATACAGAAAGTTCAAGTTCCACGATTGCAAGCTGTGGACAGAAAGTGGTAAACGTATCGGTAGATGAAAGTGTATCTATTACGTTAAGCCTGCTTTACGGAAGTGAAGAACACAGAACAATGGAAAGGCTGCACAAACTTTGGAAAGCGAATAAAGGACTGTTTCCAATGTTTATGGTAATTACTGATACAAATACAAATGAAACTTACATTTATAACGGCGTTTCGTTTAAGAAAAAGGCTGGATTGAAGTATGCAAATGAGAGTGGTACTGAAGCTAGGGCTTGGGAGTTTGAAGCAGAGAGTAGAGAGCTTGTAATATAATTCAAGAAAAGAGACAGCTGATATGGCGGATAAAACGCCTGATTTGGTTGTCTTTTATGTCAAGATATAAGGAGAAATAAAAATGAATTTAGAAAGAAAATATAACGAAGAAGAAGAAAAAGCAATTAATATGTCAAGAGAAATGGCGGGGTTGTCACCTATCACGCAAGATGGCGAGAATAAAATAGTTGAAAATAAAGAAATTAAGAACGAAACAGCAGCAGTTGAAGCCGTAACAATGGAAGAAACGGCTGAAGAAATCAAAAAAAGAAGAAATGAAGCCGAAAGAAGAAGAATAAAACAACAGGGTGGATTAAGACCTAAACAGATATTTAAACACACTTTGATTGATTGGGACGGTAAAGCGAAAGATGTAATTTGCGAATATCCGTCAACAAGACAGGCGATTAGATATTCTAAAATGGAACTTGATCCTGGAACAGGTAAAGGAATATTTTCGTTCGCTGATACGGTTACTGATTTCTATAATGATGGATTATTACCGAAATTTGAAATCGAAGATTTTCCAGCAAGCGAAATTGCAGAATTAGCTACTTTCCTGTCGGAAGTGGTAAGAAATCCCTTCCTTAAATAGAAATCCTGCTTTTTTCTATGAAGGGAAAATGTATATAAATAAGGACGAAATGCTAAAGGAAATAACAGAAGTTGAAAACTTGGCATTTCAGCTTGAATTAAACGATAATTTTAAGAGTTTCAGTTCATTTGAGTTTTTGGAAAGATATAACAAAAATGATATTCCTGAAAAGGAATTTGAAACATTTTTAAAGATGTGTTTCTATGATACAGAAATACAGAAAATAAAAGAGCGAGAACAAAAGAAAATAAAGAAAGGAAGATAATATGGCTAGCGGAGTAGGGGTTACATACGAGTTAGAGTTTGTCATAAAAGACAAGAACGCAAAGCAATGGATACAGTCTATGCAAAAGGAAGCTGAAAGGCTAGCCAAGGCATTAGATAAAGTTACTTTAAATAATTTCAACAAACAGATTCAGCACATGCAGAAACATTTGCAGTCCCAAGGAGATAAATTAAAATCACAGCTTAAAACAGCACAGGATATGATGAAGTCGCTTGGAACAGGTAAAAATGTAAAAAGTGGACTGGATAATGTCAAGAGAGAGACACAGGAAGCCAAAAAGAAAATGGATGAGCTGAACAAGGCAAAGGAAGCAGTCGGAAAATCAGTTAAAAATCCTCTTGGAAATGTTGCAAAAGGTGCTGATAGCGCAATGAAAAGAGTTAAGGGGCTTTTAAATAAAGTTCGTGACGGAGCGTTGTATAAGGCCGGAAGTTTTATTACACAGGCTGGAATGGAAGCGTTACAGGAGTACGGACAGACTGATTACGAGTTACGTGGGGCTTCTGCTAAGACTGGAGGTTTTGGAACTGACTTGAAAGATTACAGGAAACTTACAAAGCAAGTTGGTGGAGCAACTAAGTTTAATAATTTAGATGTTGCACAAGCTATAAATGCAGGAGCAACTTTAGGGATAAAAAAAGATGAGATGAAAGAGATTATTCCGTCGGCTGCAAATTTAGCACAAGCATTCAATTCAGACATCACGCCGGCACTTGAAATGGTAAAAATGCACATGAATTCTTATCAGTTATCCGCAAAAGAAGCGCAAAAAGTAACTGATATGATAGCTGTTACATCTAAAAATACTGCGGCGGATTTGCCAAGACTTGCTGAAGGTTTTAAATACGTTGGAGCTTCTGGAAAAGCATTAGGGGTTCCTATGGAAACAGTTTATGCAATGCTTGGTAAAATGAATGACAACGGATTGATAGGTTCTACTGCGGGTACAGGATTAAATCAAATGTTTGAAAGTATGAAAGATTTTAAAAAACGAGATAAATTAGAACAATTGATTGGTAAGGTTACAGATGAAAAAGGAAATTTACAGGATATGACTTCTATTTTGGAACGGTTAAAAGGTGTAACTGACAAAATGGGAAACGCTGACAAGGCTGGAGTTTTAAAAACTATATTTGGAGTGCAAGGTGGAAGAGCTGTAAATACTTTGTTAAATGGAAGTATTGAAGATTTAAAAAAACTTCAAAACGAAATAAAAAACAGTAGTGGAGCAGCTGAAAAATTAAGCAAGTTCATGATGCAGGGAAGTGCTGGAGCAGTTGAAACGTTAATGGGAACAATGTCAAGCACGTTTGCGGCGGTATTTGATTCATTAGAGCCTTTATTAGTCCCAGTTGCAGGACTGTTTATGGGAATTGCTGAGGCAATAGGGCAAGTTGCAGAAAAAGCTCCTTGGCTGTTACAGTTAGTTTCTGTTTTAGGAGCGTTGGTTGTAGGAGAATTAGTTTTTCAAAAATTAAAAGCAAGTATCGGACCATTTATCACAGGAATAAAGGAAGCGATTGCGAAAGTAAGTCTATTTAAATTAGTTCTTTATGGATTGCTGGCAGTTGGATTGGTTGTGATATTTAATCTATTTAAGCAATGGCAGGATTATTTGCAGGAAAATGCTGATGTAAGCAAAGTCTGGGAATCGGCGTTGCAAAGTCTTGGCACTGCATTAGGAGCAATCGGCGATTTAATAATGGCTGTTATTGGAGCAATATTTGGTTTCAGCACAAAATCAAGCGATGCGAAAGATAAAACTAAAATATGGGGAATGACTGCTGATGAAGTGAAGCAGAAATTGGAATCATTTAAGGAAAAAGTGGACGCATTCGCTCAAAAAGTACAAGAGATGTCCAAATGGGTTGAAAAAAACAAAGAAACAGTAAGGCTTTGGGGTACTGTGTTTCTAGGATTAGCTGTTGGGATTGGAATTTTGTGGGCTTTAGTTGCGGCACAATCTGCTTTCAATGCGGTAGCGGCGTTGAATCCGTATGTTTTAATTGCAGCGGCTATAATCGCAGCAATAATAGCAGTGGTAGCGGCTGTTAAATATTTTTGGGATACAAATGAAGGTTTTAGAAATGCGATGATGTCTATTTGGAACACAATTAGTCAATGTTGGGCTATAGTAGGTTTTATTTTTGGAGGAGTTGTCGGTGCTGTAATTGCAAATTTACTGCAACTATGGACACAAAATGAGACATTCAGAGAGTTCGTAACAGCAGTTTGGAATTACATTGGTTCAGTATTTCAATTGGTAGGAGCGATAATAAGCGGGATTGTTATGGCAATTGTAAATGTTGTATCAATATTGGTTAACGCAATAATAAACCTTTATAATACAAATTCAACATTTCACGCAATTGTAACAACAGCTTGGAATGCCATAGGCGTATTAATTCCTGCCATAATTAGGATGATAGTAGGAGGCCCAGTTGGAATGTTTATAGGTGCATTAGTTAGTTTATACACTCATAATCAAACTGCAAGAAATTTAATAAATTCCGCTTGGAACGCAATCAAATCAGCTGTATCATCAGCTATATCTGCAATAATAAGTAGGATTCAAGCAGCAATTTCTGCGGTACACGGATTAATAAACGCTTTCCAATCAGCAGGAAGATTAGATTGGGGTGGAGTTAAAGCTGGTGGAGCGCAATTTATTGGTGGAGTTAAGGGTGTTGTAACAGGGAAACACAAAGCAGTTGGAACTAATAATTTCCAAGCACAAGGTGGGGGAGGAATAACTTCCATTGATGAACACGGAGATGAAGCGATATGGCTTCCAAACGGTTCCATGGTCGCAAGAAACACAACAACTCTTGATATGTTGAATAATTTAAAATCTATCAAGAAAAATACACGTAGTGGTGCAAAAGAAACAGGAACAGTCGTCACAAACAACAACAACTTTGTATTCAATGTTAATGGAACTGATGAAACATTGCAGGAATTGAAACGTGAACTTGAAAAATTAGGGATAGTGTAAAGGGGGACAGGATGCAAGTATTAGATTTTTTAAAGACAAAGTTTGCTGAATTTGAAGTTCAGAAAGATAAACTTGAAAAACTGTATTTAAAATATTTTGGTATTAAGCCTAATGGATTTTTAGGCACTATACCTCTTTTAGTCCTGTCAACTGATTATAGCCAAGATAATGAAATAACAGGGTATAAATCTTATTTAAAAGACAATTTCAATGAAAATATGTTCGTAAATCCTTATACATTAAAAATCGAAGTAATTTTGCATGGTAAAGAATGGAAAGATGAGCTTGAAAAACTAGTCAAGGAATCAAGAAAAAGAAATTATACGATGTTTATGTATACCAAGTTCGATAAGATTTATGCACCGCTTGCAATCACAAGTGTAAGTTATTCAGAAAATTACGAAAGCTACACAAGTATTAAGGTTTCAATAAATCTGAAAGAAATAAATTTGCTTAAATTTACTACGGCTGACGGAAAAACAACAACAGAAGCATACGTTCCTGAAGCAAGTACGCAGAATAGGGAAGTTACAGAAGTTAATTTAAATGAATCAATGCAAAATGAATTTGAAATTGATCCTAGAGCAGGAGATGTTATAGAATGAAAAAATTATACAGTTTTGATATTACGTATAAAGAAAATGGCAAGAGCAGTTATAAAATATTGCTTGATGATGGAAAAAAGACGCTTGTAGCAACATTGGATATTTATAACGTCAGGGGGCTTTGGTATTTGGATATAAAGAGCGATAACGAGGATTTGCATATTGGACAGAGAATTAATGCTTATGAAGATTTGTTTCTGATATGCAGGAGAAGATATAAGGAATTTCCAAATGTTAAGATGATAGCCTTGCCGATTAATTTAAATGGCTTTGATGTTGAGTTTACAACCGAAACGGCTGGAGTGCTGCAAGATATTATGGTGGTGGTTTAATGGCTGAAAATACACAAAATAGCAATAATTATTATATTCTGTGGGACAGATATGCAAAAGTAACGTTTAAAGTGAAAAACGGAAGCGAAACAGAAGAAATTGAGTTTGAAAGGTTTCAAGTTGAAAATGTTGTTGATTCATCACCTGACTTTGAGATAGAAACAGAGTTTGATATTACCGAAAGCACGAATATTGCTAAAGTAGTTATCTATAACTTGACAGATGAAATGATTAAGAAACTGAAAAAAGGTGTGGAAGTAGTTATTGAAGCAGGATACTGGAACGATGGAGAAAACAAGGATATTGGAGTTATTTATAAAGGGATTGTTGAGAGTTTAAAAGGAAGCTGGAACAATGCTGACAAAAAATTTGAGATAACTTGCAATACTTACAACGATGAATACAAGGATACAAAAATTAATTTGAAAGCTGGAAAAGGAACTAAAGCAAGCACAATCATAAAACTTATTTTATCAAAACTGGATAAATTAAAGGCTGGGAAAATAGAACTTGGGAAAGATATTGATTATAAGGATGGCAAAACTTTACATAACAACGTAAAACATATTTTCAAGGAATTGGCAAAAGACACAAAAAGCGTTTTCTTTATAACAAATGGAGTTGTAACGTTTCAACCAAGAGACAAGATAAACAGAGGTATTTTAGAGTTCGACCCAAACAGGTTTCAAGATGTCAAGGAAAATGACGGAACTTATACCTTAAAAGCAATATTTGACCATAGATTTCAGGAAGGATTTAAAATTAATCTTGATTTGAAAAAGGCTTTTGAACAGCTTGAAATTAAAGGGGAGTATCTTATTACAAAAGGCAAGCATGTAATGAATTTCAAAACAGATGCCTATACAGAACTAGAAATTAAAACTAAATTTGATGACGAAGAAACTAAAAAAGCTAATGAAATCGAGATTGTTACAGGTAAGAAAGGCAAAAACGAAAAATCTTCTAAAAAGAAAAAGGGCAAAGAAAAAAGCAAAAAAGATGAAAAGGATAAGAAAAACAAAGAGAAAAAAAGCCAAAAAGACAGTAAAAAAGAAACAAAGAAAGGAAGTAAAAAAACCACTACAAAAAGTGGCGGAAAGAAAAAAGAAAAAGACTGGGATAGAATTGTAAGAACTTATGGAGTAGGAGGTAAGAAATGAGAAAAAAGACAGTAGGAGATCATATTGAAAGTATGATAAACGGAAGTTTTGATAATTTAAATACCCTTGCAATAGCCAAAATTGTGGAAGTGGACAATTCAAATATGATTTGCAGCATACAAATGCTTGATATTCCTGAACTTTTTGGCACTCGTGATGAAGTAGAAGTAATTGAAAATGTACCGATTGCTCCAATATTTTGGGGTAGCAAATGTAAAATAAATGCTCCGTTATCTGTAAATGACAAGGTTTTGGTAGCATTTTGTCAGCACGATACATTCAATGCACGAAATGCTTCTGAGCCTTGCGAGCCAAACTCCAGTGCTAAATTTGATATAAATAACGCTATTGTAGTTGGACAGATAACAAGTGATGCAGAAAAGAATGTATCTAATGACTTCTATATTGCGTACGGTGGAACACTTGTAATAATAAATGATAGTGGAGTTAGCATAAAAGGCAGTTCCATAAATATAAGCGGAGCAGTAAAGATTGAGGGGGATTTAGAAGTGAGCGGAGACGCTACGATTGGCGGTAAATCATTCTTAACTCATACTAATGGCGGAATGCCGTTGGATTAGGATATAAATAAGGACAATTACAATTAAATATAATAACTGTGATGATACATTGACAAATTCCAAGAGGTGCAATATAATAGTTCTGTAGAGAACGGAAAGGAGGTTTAAGCAAAATGACAATAATCGAAAAAATCCATCTACTTGCCAGTATCTGTACAATATTACAATTCGTATATATGATATACAAAGAGTATAAAGACGGAGAAAACAAGAAGAAATAAATTTAACAACAAGGGCTATGGTTGCCAAACCCTCTAGCCTTTCTCTACACTTTAATTATTAAAAGAAAGGGGTAGTTTATATGTATGAAAAGATACAGTTGGCACTATCGGTATTAATAATAATTCTTTTTTGTGCATTTTGGATTGTGAAATTTCTGAAATGGAAAAAAGGTAAAAAAAAATAAGCCCAACAACAAGGGCTTGACAATAATCGAATTTTATTTGATTATATTATAGCATATTTTGGAAAAAAGTCAATATAAAAATAATCACAGTTATTAATTTAGCTGTGATTTTTTTATGTAAAAATACAGGACAATGACAATTGAATATATGACTGTGAAACTAAAATATTTGTTTTTTAAGTTTGGGATAGTGGTGTAATCCGATAAATAATATGGAAATGGGTGATTAAAGTGATAAAAAAACTGAAAAAACTGTTTAAAATGATTTTCCAAAGAAAAAAATATGCGAGTGAGCAAATTGTAGAAATAATAAAAGAGGAGCTGGGATTGGATGGGTCGCACAAAGATTTAAAATAATGTTATTCTGATTTTAAAATCATTCTTTAATTTCTCTTAGAAATAGTGTATAATATAGTAAATTATTTTTAAGGAGGAAAAATTTATGGCAAAAAAGATTATAGGGGAAGATGGAAAAACCTATATTGAAAAAAAACCGTTTTATAAAAAATGGTGGTTCATTTTGTTGGTAGTTCTTGTAGTTTTAGGTGCAATTTCAAATAAAAAAGAAGGAACAACAAAAACAGAAAGCAACCAAACTCAATCATCAGTAACTAAAGAAGAAACTAAAAAAGAAGTTGTTTATGAAAAAATAACAGCAAAGAAATTACTTGATGATTTGAAAAACAACGCTTTAAAAGCTGAGCAAACTCATAATAAAAAAGAATATGAAATAACAGGTGAAATAAGCGTTATTGATGCTCAAGGTAAATACATCAGTATCAATCCTATAGGAGATGATTTTGTATTAACAGGTATACAGGCGTATGTCAAAAATGATGAACAGAAAAAGGTTGTTGCTGAACTTTCTAAAGGAGATAAAATTACTGTAAAAGGTAAAATTAAAGATGTTGGAGAAGTTATGGGATATACAGTAGATATTGACGAAATATCTAAGACAGCTAAATAATTACTTTAAATCACAGGATGTAAAAAATTCTGTGATTTTTTTAAAAAAGTTCTTGACTTTTATCGTGATACTTGATATAATTGTATCAAGATACAAGGAGAGTGATTAAAATGGCAAAAAGTAGAGCAGATTATTTCAAAGAAAGGAGAAAAAAATTAAAAACATTCAGTGTGGATATTAATAAAGAATTAGCTGAAAAATTAGAAAATAAGTTAGAAGAGTTGAAAAAGACAAAAACAAGATGGTTAATTGAAAAAATTGAAGAAGAAATTGACCAATAAAAAAACTCCCTTGTATGAAAACAAGAGAGTATATACGTATAAAACGTATCTAACCAATACTATTATACTATATATTCTCTTAAAAAACAAATATTTTTAGGAGGAAAATTTTATGACACTTAGACAAGAACTAGGATTTGAAATTACAGAAAGTTTATTGGATGAACACAATCACAAGTTAAAATCAGCAAAAAAGGTGGTATTTGACTTAATAGAAGAAATGTACGCCATTGTTCCAAAGGATTTTGCAGGAAAAGTGGTAGACTTGGAAGACGCCTTGTGTGATTACTACAGAGTAATCAAAAGAGAATACTACGAGGCTGGTTCAAACATAGACACATTGGTTCAAAGAAACTGTGAAAAGGAAGTTGCTGAAAAAGTGGCAAGAATTGAAAGAAAAAATATAGTATAACGGAGGATAAAAGAATGTACGAATTACAAGTTATAAATGATGAAAGATTTCAAATATTCAGTAAAGAAAATTTAGGAAGTGTAAGAACAATATTGGTGGATAACGAAGTATGGTTTTGTATAAAAGATGTTTGCGATATATTAGAATTAACAAATCCTACTGTTGTAGCCAAGAGATTAGATGAAGACGAAGTGACTAAGTTTAACTTAGGGAGTAAATTTGGTATTACCAACTTCACAAACGAAAGTGGATTATATACTCTGATATTACGAAGTGATAAAAAAGAAGCAAAACCATTTAGAAAATGGATAACATCAGAAGTTATTCCAGTAATCAGAAAAACAGGAATGTATATGACAGACAATGTATGGGACACAATAACAAACAATCCTGAAAAATTAGGAGAAGTATTAATCAATTACGGTAAAGTGAAAAGAGAAAAGGAATTGCTGGAAGAAGAAAATCAGATTCAAAAACAGTTAATAGCAGAGTATAAACCGATAAAAGAATATGTAGACACAATATTATCGAGTGAAGATACAATGACAACAACACAGATTGCAGCCGATTATGGATTCAGTGCATACGAATTAAATAAAACATTGAATGAGCAAAGAGTAGTTAGAAAAGTTGGAGGTCAATGGATATTGTACATAGAACATATGAACAAAGGTTACACAAAAAGCGAAACAATGACAGTTAAAAAGAAAGACGGAACGGATAAAGTGGTAGCAAATACAAAATGGACACAAAAAGGAAGACTCTTTATTCATAATCTATTAGAGAATTTGGGAATAAAAGCAAATATGGATAGAGAAAAAGAAGGAGCATAATATTTAAAAGAAAATCACAGTCATTAATTTGATTGTGATTTTTTTATTACAATTTTTTAGAAAGGGAGTTGATATGAAAAGCGTTGAAAGTTGGCAAACCGAAAAAGATGACAACAAAGAAATCGATGTTGTGATGGGCAAAAACATAGTATTAAGTTCTGAAATAGAGAAAATAAGGCTAAGGCTTGAGAATAAATTGAGATTGTTCTTTAACGAATGGTTTTTACACAAGAACGAAGGCATTTACTGGATTAAAAGAAACGAAAATAACGGACAGATAGGAAATTTGCTGGAAAAGTTTAATATTGAAACTCAAGTAAAGGAAACTATCTTGGCAGATGAAGATGTTGCAGAAATAACAAAATTTGAAAGTGATTTTAAAAATGGAACTGGAAATTATGATTTCGATGTAGAGATATTGTTAAAAAATGGAAAAACTTTGACAATTTAGGAAAGGGGGAACAATGGATTTTGGAGTAACGGATACAGGATTTGTATTAAAAAGTTTTTCAGATATTATGAAAGATATAGAGAAACGATATAAAGTAAGATTACAGGATAATGAATACACATTGGATTTTAACACTCCTGAGGGTATTCATTCAGAAGCAATAGGGTTTGAATTATCAAAAATATGGGAAGAGCTTTTGGACTTTAACAATCAAATGAATCTAAATACAGCAACTGGAATTTATTTGGACTATTTCGGAACTTTGTTAAGAACTCCACGAAATCCAGGGGCTTATGCAACTGGACAAGTAAAAATAACAGGAGAAAGAAATAGGGTTATACCAGCACAAACTATTATAAAATACGCTGAAAAGGAATACAGATTGTTATCTAACGTTACATTGGATAAATTGGATAATAACGAATATTACGGAGTAGGATTTATTCAGGCGGTTGAAATCGGAGACGAGAGCAATATTGCAAGTGATGTTTCATTTACAACGGAATATAGCGGAGTAGCTAAAATTACAAATGATGTTGATGTAGTAGGTGGAGCTGACGACGAAAGCGATAGCCTTTACAGAGCAAGATTAAAAAGAAAGCAGGCTATTGAACAAACTGCGACACATTCAGCGTTGTATAACGGACTTATGGCATTAGAAAATGTAAAGAATGTATTGATATTAGATCCTGAAACAGAGCCAGCAACAGAAGCCGGAACTATCAAAATATTTCTCGAAGGAACTCCTGATGACAAGATTTTTGAAACTATACTGGATTTGAAAGCTGATGGGATATTGACACTTGCAGATTCTAACGCACAGACTTTTGAAAAAAAACTGAAAAGAGATGTGTTTGAGAGAAAAATAATCTATAACATTATCAAATACAGTACGTTATTAATCAAAGTGGAAGTTTTGGAAGTGAAGAACTCTGATGAAAAAGATAATCGTTGGACGCAACAAATAAAGAAAGAAATATTAAACTATATAAATAATCTTAAAACAGGGGAATCTATTAGTTATTTAAAAACGTATTCAGAAATTTTGGGAATTGATGAAATAAGAAAAATTAATCTAAAAATGGGATTAACAGAATCCAGCGTAGCAACTCAAAATTTTGATAAAGTTTTTAATGTTCCAGTAGGGCAAAAATTCCAGATAAATGAAAATAATATCGAGGTGCTCTATGTATAAAGATAGCAAAGAATACACAGATGAAATAATCAGCAAGTTTCCGCATATGTATAAAAGGAATAGGGGGAGCAACAATTATTTTTTGCTGGAGCTTTATTTAGAAGAAATAAGACAAGTGAGCAAAGGAATTTATGAGTTGCTAAAGTCTCTAGATATTATGAAGGCAACTGGGTATGTTTTGGATAAGTTTGGTACATCGTTTAATTTGAAAAGAAATACAAGAGAAAATGATGAAGAGTATAGAAAAAGAATACTTGCAGAAATATCAAGAAAAAGTAGAAATGCAACTTTTGAAACAATAATAAATGTATTAAAAATCATAATTGAAAATTATGAGCAGAATATATTTATTTTTAAAGAAGGAATTGTAAAAACTAATAATAAAGATATTGATTTCAATGTGAAAAATGGAAGTTTTAAAGGAAATTCCGAAACACAATTTTACAAAGAAAAAGCTGGCAGCATTTATATAGTTTTGAATAAAAGATTGCCAACACATGTTAAAAAAAGTGTTTTAAATATTTTGCTCGAAATAAGGGCGAAAGGGGTTGAAATAACGATTGATTTTAAATACAGGGTGCAGACAGCAAATTATATTTCAAATGGGGCATTTGTAGGATTGAAAAGAATGTTGAATATTGAAGACAGTTTTTATGATGAAATCTTGCAACAAAAAAATTATGAAAGTAATTTGGCTAGAATTAATGTAATTACACAGGAAGGGGTAAGATAGATGTTAAAAAAGATAAAGGACTGGGTAGGATCTAATTTGGATGTTTACAAAGTTGAAAATGCCAATGATGTCGGAGCAGGATTAGTGAGACACATTTGGAAAGGTGAGGAGACCGCAAGCCAAATCGGAACAACCTTAACAGCTCAAATTATGAATGACTTGCAAAAAGGTTTAGTACATACATTAAATGCAACCAGAACAGCAGGAACAAATAAAGATATTTATGAGGTAGCATTAAGTGGAATTGAAGAATTTGGAGTGTTTGACGGATTAAAACTATTAGTTAGAATTGATGGGGAAAATCAATTTGAGGATGTGTTTTTAAAATTAGGTGGAACAGAATATCAGATTCATCAATTAAAGAATAATTTACTGGATAAAGTTGATAAAGGAATTTTGAAAGATAAAAAGGAATACTTGTTGAACTTCAAGAATAATTCTTTTGTCTTGTCAGATAGCACTTTATACGGATTACAAAAAGGCACATCTCTCGAAGGTAACCGCCTAGCCGAAATAATAGGACTAGAATTTGGCGGAAATATTCAAGACACAGGAAACAAGACAAAAGGGAAATTTTACTTTGATAGTGTAACTAAGTTCTATTATGAGTGCATAGCAGATACGAATTTGACTTACAACGATGCTACAAAGTTTAGAGCAATAAGCAATAAGCCAATTTCAGATAGGGTAGAAGGATTATTAGAAATTGGAAGCAATCACATTAAATTTTCAAACGGAATCATTCTAGGATTTGGAACTTGTATAGCAAGTCCATCAGGAACTATGAACAATTACGGAATAAATATGGGAGGAATCACTTCTTTGATACTCACAGTAAATGGTGGTACTTATATAGCTTCGGGCGAAACGACAAGTGGAACAACATTTAAAGCTAGAACAAATGCTCCCGGAAACGTTTCTGCGTCTTACTTGGCTATCGGAAAGTGGAAATAGCAAATTATAAAAAAAGGAGGAAAATATAAATGAATGTTGTAATCTATGATAAAAAAAGTCTCGAAATAATAGCGAGACCGATTATCACTAACTTGGAAGAGTTTAAAAGCAGTCCTGATTTATTTTACCCAAACTGGGATTCGGAAAATCACATCTGGAGTGAACTGGAATATCAAAATCCAGTTTTGGACAACGGAAATCTAAGAGAGGCGACAAAAGAGGAGCTGTATAAAGCAGAAAAATACACTTTAGCCGAGAATGAGCTACTAGAAAACGGAAAAATCAAGACTGTTGAATTATCTGAATTTGAGTATATCGAGAACAATCAAATCAATTATAAGAAGGAAGAAAGGATTGAAAAACTGAAAGAAGAATTGTATCAGTTAAGGCTTGAAAGGGAGAAAAAACCTTTTGAATTTGAAGTGAAGGGAACTAAATATTTGCAACACAATAGGACTATTGACCAAAGCAATATCACTAAAATATTATTTTCTTTGGTTCTAAGGTTTATCCTTGGGCTTATGGGAAAAATTTCTAAAGGGCAGAAACTGGACTTTGCACAAGTTATGACTGACTTAATGGCGACAGAGTACAGCAACTGGAAATTTTATACCGAGGATGGTTCTGAAAAGTATGTGAATGTAAGTGTTCAGAAATTTATAGAAATGTCTGAAATAATGAGAAAGCATACGACAGCCTCAATGGTTGCCGAGACAACATTGTCGCACAGCTTGGAAAATAAAACGGTTGAGGAATTAAAAAC